TCTTCCTTTTGAATTTGTAGCCATATTATCTTACTTGTTCTAAAACTGTTTGCATAGATTGTAATTCTGCTGTTATATTTTCAACATAAAAATGAATTATAACACTATAATCGTTAGTATCTTCTAAAGGATTACAATCTACTTTAGTTACTGTTGCTCTTGGTTCAAAATTAGCAATAGTTTCCTCTACTGTTCTTTTTAATCTATTTGCAGTTATTGGCCCATAAGGTTCAAAGAGTAGTTGTGAAATTGCAGAACCTATTTCTGGATGAAATGGTCTTTCATAATGTTGTGTTGCTAATAAATTTTTAATAGACCTTTTAACCGCATTTATATCTGTAACAGTAGTGACATCATTAGTTATTGGGTTTTGATTTAAGTTTAAATCAATATCCCTAAATGTCCTAGTTGAGTTTGCTTCATTATTCCTTGACTCATCCCATGCGGGCATAATTATTCTCCGCTGTTATTTAATTCTTGTGATTCCTTATGTTCTGGATCATCCTTATCTTTGAACCAGTAGTCAGCTGTCTTAGTTAAGACCGCCACGAAAGTACCCACCAAAATATTTACGATGTCGCGATAAGTATCTCCGACATTTCCAAAGAATAGTAAATACAATAGTACAAAGAACGCTAAAAATACTACTAGACTTAATATAAATCTAGCATAGAAATTTAATTTCTTTCTAGTCTCTATTGATTTTTTTGTTTCGGCTGTATCGCCGTTTAATGTTGACATTTTCACCTCAGTTTGATTTTTATTATCCACCAGCACCACCACCTACTGTTTTTGCTCCACCAACTATCTTGCAACCACAAGACAATGCGTCTCCTATCCTTGCAACAGCTCTGAATACTCCATCATCACACTTTACCTTACAAGTTGGTGAACCCTGTATAATTTTCCCATCCGTGATAGGAGTTGAAGGTGTAGGTGATCCATGTGAAGCAACTATAACATCTACTGTCAACATAGGTTTACCCTCAATGGTAGCCTTCTGACATAAAGACGAGCCTGGTTGAAATATAGAGGGAACAAATGAACCATGTCCAGTTGTCATATCCCCTTCTCTTGCGTAAGATCCTGCCATATTATGTTTGCCACTCTGATAGTTCTGGAACTTTTGTTAGGGCACTATAAGCATCTTGATATGCTTTGATATATCTTTCCCTATCGTTGTCGTAATTATTTATAACACCTATCTTAAAGTTAAGTGTAGTTTTGTTTGTTGTACTTGTTCCACCAACATCAAAAGTTAGACCATAAGTTAGTTCAACTGTAACCCAAAAGACTCCTGGCCCTCCAACCGCAGTATTACCATAACCCGAACTTCTAGCCTTACCGAAATCAGAACCATCAAAGAAAGGTGGTTTATCAGTAGGTGTCCAAGGCACTACCCAATCATCTAACTCTGTAACGGGCCCTACGATTTGAGCCTCAGTTGTACTTGTAGAGCCTGGAACGCCGGGGCCTCCTGTTGTTGCTCCCGCAGAAATTATAATCTGAACATTAGGAAATATAGTATACGTTCCAGTTCCAGTATTGTTAGGTACAGATAAATCCGGCCATGATAACGACTCACTATTTCCTGTTGCTGGAACAGTCCATGAAGAAGGTATCGAAATTCCTGTAACAGAAATATAAGGTGTTGCAGGAGATTCCGACCCATCATTAACAAGTCCTGTACCAATCAACGTATTAGGACTTGGTGGTAGTACAGCCGCAGTTGTAGTGTCTATACACTTAAAAAACGCCTCACCAGAATCAAAGGTCATGGTAGTTGCAGTACCTACATTTTCCTTTCCTCCCGCAGTTCCTCCTGTTCCTGTATTTGCTAATTCTGCATCAGCAGTAGGTACAGTAGACATTACATGACCAGTAGCTTCATTTAAGATTCTTGCAGGCATTAGTTGAAACTGATTGAAGAACCACCGACTGTCATTGCACCAGACGCCTTGATAGAACCAAGTGCAGTAATAGTTGTGGTTAGGTTAGCTTTGTAGTCTTGTTTTACATCCATAGTTACTTCTTCAGTAAGTGCAGCTTTAAATGTATTCTTAACTGCACCAGTAATCTCTAGGGTTTCCGTTCCTTTAATAGTAGTCTTTCGATTTCCGTCTACCAATTCTGTGAGATTCTTTCCTGCATATACATCGATGTTCCCACCAACTGAAACTGAATAGTTACCCTTAACATAGGTGTCCATGTTTCCTGCTATAATGTTAGTAACATTTCCTACAGTCTTGATGACTACATTACCAGATTTATCAATCTCAATGAACGTACCCATTTTGTGGTATAGGTGTATTCGTTCATTTCCTTCTGTATCATCAAACTCAACATAGTGTCCTGACTCTGTTTCAAAGACATGATTATATGGATATGCAGATTTTTCCTGAGTAGATGGTACTTGTTGAACATCAGCTTCAGATGCATTTTTCCATTTAGTATGCACCTCATCATTTATCTCTGACCCTCCCTTGATTTCATAAGATGGATGAGATTGAGTCTTTTTAGAAAAGTCTGTTTCCCCTTCTTCTTCTCCTGTAGCTGCAGGATCATTCTGTGCAAGAAGATTAGTGTCTGGATTGTCTAGGTAAAGTTCTGTAGGATATTTCCCTTTGGGATCTTTGAATCCACCACCCTTAGATTTCCCCCCTATCTCAGAACTAGATGCAATAGTGAAGTCACTAGTCTCTACAGTATTCACGCCAGGTAATGCACCCATGATAACTGGCTCTTGTTTTGCTGGATCACGAAAGAATCCAACAACCCAAGTTCCCTCGATGAGAAAATGTGAGGAAGTACCAATACCAGAGTTTCCACCCGCGGTAACAGGCATCATAATCGAAGCCCATGGCAAGTCCTCCATAGGAATATCTTCAGTCTTTGCTGAATGATACCCTAAACACCGAACCCTGACTCTCCCAGCCTTCTTTGGGTCTTGTCTATCTTCTACAACTCCAATGAACCAAGAGAATCCATCTTGGCCCATAAAATAGTTATTCATACTTTGTGCCTATCTACTATAAGAGAACCCTTACTATCATTACTGAATATCTGTTTGAAGTTATCTACAGTCTCATATCCTGTGAATTCCTCTGACTCATGATGTCCTAGTTTATAAGAATCATTATCTCTGAGATACCCTTCCAGTTGCTCTCTCTGTTTTAAAGATTTTTCTATCATACGTTTTCCCCTTCTACATATTTATATTGTTTACAAAGGATTTTTTCAGTTCTCAGTAGCGTCTCTGAGTGAACCGCGGAGGATGTCTTTCGGGAGGCTTCGGGCCGGGAACTATCTGGATAGTATACAAGGTATATCCATCCTTAGTCTTGATTGGTTTGAGAGTTTCTATTATATGATAATCTATATCCCTTATCTGCATATGCGCCTAAAAAAAGGGAGACTTCTGTTGCCAGGTGCCTCCCTAAAACCCCGATGTGATTATGCAGCGTTTGCTACATAACCGACAGCAATATAATCGTTATTATCTGCGATTAAATTAAGTTGAATCTCTGTAGAACCATCATCTCTCAATCGAACTCTATGCAGCCCCATCAACAGATTACTACGAGTTAGAATCCGTGTGGTTTATCTATATGGTAGATATACTGTGATACAATCATAATGTATACGATGTTCTTCCAGAACCACGTTACATACCATACCTCTAATACACCCATAATAATCTCTTGGTGGAGCTGATGGGAATCGCACCCATGTCTTAAAAGTTATTGAACTACAATCTCACCCTCTTTACTGAGAGTATCGATTCGGTTATATTTAGGTGCCTCTGAGTTGCCTCTGAGACTCCTATGAAAAGAAGAACCATGTGAGAATCCTTGTACTTCGACTTCCAGAATCTTAGGTCTGCGAACTTCTCACGAATCGTCATCACCACTCTGGAAAGTGCAACCTACTTCGATTTCTTTTCGGATGCAATCCTCACATACCCACATCGTACCTCAGAGTCATTGAAGGGGATGTTACCCTAGAGTGTTGGTCAACGAACCTCTACCCTACCTCTGACCTACTACCACCACCAACTCAGATGTGTGGTTCTTCTATTACATTGCGAAAAACATTACTAATACCAAATACCCCGCCAACAAAATGCAGCCCAGGGCCAAAAAATTGAATATTTCCGCTAAATACTTCTTTACCATTTTAAATTCCTCAAACAATATTTATTGCATTTATAGATTAAATTTCATTATGACTTTTTAAACCCCCCCTAATTGCCTCTCAGGGGGGATCACCTATGTACCACCTCTCCACCCAACTCAAACGCTTCCCAGAGTTACCTCTGAGGTTTCCTCCTAGTTCTCCATTCGTTTGCCATCCGGCATCCGATTCTCTCTTGTTCTAAAAGGTATCTCCATTGTGGACTGCGAGAGTCATCCCAGCCCCTGTGTTCTTTTGGCATCTTCATAATGTATTACCTATAAAGGTTTTCAAGTTTCTCAGAGTCACCTCTGAGGTGATCCCACACAATCATATTCTTTTCGTAATACCTTCTCAGGTGTCATGACTTGTGTGGGTAATGTCTCGTTCCCTTCCTACATCGGCAGTCACCCTTCGGGGGCAGGAGAGGGGGAATCAGAACTTCGATTCCTATTTCTAACAGTCAACTTTTATCGCAATGGTATCTCCATTAAAGGTTAATCTCAATTTGTTACATAGTTATTATATCAAAGGGGGCT